ACCAATTACTCCAAAATATCGTTGACGAGGGGAGAAGGATTGGCTCCGTTGCAGATATACAAGTTGGAGACATCAACTCGCAAGCGCCAGTAGGAACAACACTGGCTCTCATGGAACGATCCATGAAAGTTATGTCAGGTGTACAGTCAAGATTACACAGTTCACTAAAAAAAGAATTAAGATTAATATCCAATATTATACATGATTACATGCCATCTGAGTATGCGTATGAGACAGAGGGTGATTTTTCTAGAATAAAAGATTTTGATGACAGAGTTGATGTAATACCTGTGTCAGATCCTAATGCTGCCACAATGTCACAAAGAATTATGCAATATCAGGCTGCGTTACAGTTAGCTCAACAAGCACCACAACTTTATGACATGGGCAAACTACACAGACAAATGTTAGAGGTATTGGGCATAACAGACGCAAAAGATATAGTTAAGTTAAAAGAAGACATAAAACCTAACGATCCTGTTACAGAAAACATGATGATACTAAAACAAGAGCCAGTAAAAGCATTTAAATATCAGGATCATGAGGCACACATCACTGTGCATTTAGCTGCAGCAAATGACCCAAAGATAAAAGAAATAGTAGGACAGTCACCGTTTGCAGGGGCAATACAAGCAGCTATAGCAGCACATATTACAGAACATGTGGCTTTCCAATACAGAAAAGACATGGAGGAAAAGCTAGGTGTTCCTATGCCATCGGAAGAAAAACCATTACCTGAGGATGCGGAGTCAGAGCTTTCTAGACTCACAGCTCAAGCTGCTCAAAAGTTACTTTCATCTAATGAAGCAGAGATGCAAGCAGCGGCAGCGAAGAAGGCACAAGAAGATCCTTTGACAATAATACAGCAAAGAGAGTTGGCAATTAAAGAAGCTGAGTTGCAACACAAAATTGAAATGGATAAATTAAAATTAGAATTAGAAGCTGCAAAAACTAAGATAAATAAAGATTTACAAGAGGATAGACTCGAAAGTGAAGACAAGCGTGAGGGCGTAAGAATAGCCGCAAAGCTAGCCACAGACGCTGCTAAAGATCAAAAAGAAGAAGCTAAATTAGTAATGGACGCAGCAAAGCAGTTGCAAAATGAGTAAAAATGAAACAGTATATACTCCTATTATAAAAAAAATACAGGAGATGAGGTATGATTGGTCAAATTATATCTCGAATGGTGGAGCGTCTTCCTATGAGGAATATAGGGAAACATGTGGCAAAATTGAAGCTACAAAGCAGATTGAAGAAGAAATTAAAACTATTGAAAAAAGGTTTATCGAAGATTAAGGCTTTTCTAAAACAAAAAATTAGGATATATATGAATTATGTATACAGCACAAAAAGAAATAAAAGAAGAAGTTAAGTTAAAATTACCTGTGCCAAAAGGGTATAAATTACTTATCAGTATACCTAAAATGGCTGAGAAAACTGAGGGTGGCGTTCATATGCCAGACACTTTAGTCAAGGCAGAAGAAACAGCATCTATTATTGGTTTCGTTGTTGATATGGGTGAAGAAGCCTATAAAGATACAGAGAAATTTCCTAATGGTGCTTACTGTCAAAAAGGTGATTTTGTTATTTTTAGATCTTATTCTGGAACCAGATTTAAAATAAAAGGTGAAGAATTTAGATTAATTAACGATGACACTGTGGAAGCAGTAGTCGATGATCCAAGAGGGTATGCAAGAGTATGATTGAAAACACTGCAGAAAACTTACAAGTAGAAGAAGAAAATGTAATTCCTGATATTGAGGTGCAAGTTGTTGACGACACACCAGAAGAAGATCAGGGAAGACCATCTAGAACAGAGGGAACTAAGCCTGATATTCCTGAAGATGATGAAATTTCAAAATACAAAGGCGATGCTCAAAAGAGAATCAAACAGTTAAAATATGAGTATCACGAAGAAAGAAGAGCTAAAGAAGCCGCTGAAAGAGAAAAAAATGAAGCAATAGCACACGCTGAAAGAGTTCTAAAAGAAAATAATTCTCTTAAGAAAACTCTAGATGATGGTGAGGCTTTATTAGTCGAGCAAGTAAAAGGCAGAACAGATGCAGTTATAGAGGCTGCAAAAAAAGAATACAAAGAAGCCTATGAAGCTGGAGATCCAGACAAGATTGTGGAAGCTCAGTCTAAACTTAACAAAGCGCAAGCAGAACAGTTTAAGGTTAATGACTATAAGCCTAGAAAAAGAGCAGAAGAACCAGCGCCAAAAAAAGCAGAACCAGCTTATACAGAAGTTAAACAGCATCAACCAACACAAGAAGATAAAGATTGGTTAGCTAATAATGATTGGTTTCAAAAAAAAGGACACGAGGAAATGACAGGGTTTGCAATGGGAGTGCATCAAAAGCTACTTCTTGATAAAATAAATCCTGTTACAGATGCACAAACATACTATCAAAAGATAGATGAAGCTATGCAGAGAACATTTCCTGATTATTTCGACAAGCAGAGTGTGGAGACAAGAGAGGTAGAAGCACCTCCACGATCTGTTGGTTCCGTGGTTGCCGCTCCTAGTAGAACTGCAAAAAAACCACGCAAAGTGCAACTGACCTCAACACAAGTCGCACTCGCTAAACGACTTGGGCTAACAAATGAACAATATGCAGCACAGCTTTTGAAGGAGGCTAACTGATGGCAGATAGAACTTCACGCACAGCAGAAACTAGAGATGCAAGTAAAAGAAAAGTTACTTGGACTAGACCAAACGCATTGCCTGATCCTGATCCAGTAGATGGAGTAGAATACAGGTGGATACGCACATCAACACTTGGTCAAGCCGATATGACTAACGTCTCGTCAAAGTTTCGTGAGGGCTGGGAAGCCGTAAAAGCAGAAGACCATCCTGAATTAAAAGTAATGACAGATATTGATTCAAAGTTTAGTGGCAACGTAGAGGTTGGAGGATTGCTACTTTGCAAGAACTCCAAAGAAAATATGGACGCTCGAAGAGAACATTATCGTGACAAGAACGAACAACAAATAAGTTCTGTCGATAATAATTACATGAGAGAGTCTGATCCGAGGATGCCAGTTCTAAAACCAGAAAAGGCTACTCGCACAAGTTAGTGTAACATAATTAACCGAAGAGGCTTAAAATGAGTAGTGTAGCAGCACCATTTGGATTAAACCCAATCGGCAGATTCGATGCAGGTTCATTAGAGGTATTCAGACAGTACCCTATTAAATCTGGAGAAAGCACAGCGATAGTCAAGGGCGACATTGTCCAGTTAGTAAATGCCAGTAACGCAACTACAATTGCAAAAATGACAGGCACTATGGATGGTTCAGCAACTGATTTATGCGGTATTTTCATGGGTTGTCGATTTACAGATCCAAATACAAATCAGTTGACTTTTAGTCAGCACTTTCCAGCAAGCACAGCAGCATCTGATGCTATGGCTTATGTAGTAGATGATCCAAATGTATTATTTACAATACAAGCGGATGGAGCATTTTCTAATGCTAGAGACATCTATGGTAAAAACGCACCTGTAGTACAAGGAAGCGCTAATACAACATTAGGTATTTCCCGTGTTTCATTAGATGCATCTGAAATATCTACAAATGCAGGTGATGGTATTAAAATAATAGACTATCTAGGTGGTGACTTAGGTGATGAAAAAGGGAGTAACTTTCCAATATTGGTTTGTAAGTTCAATTATCATCAACTTTCATCAACTAGTGGCGCAGCTTAAGGAGGTTGTAATATGGCTATTTCAAGAGCGCAACTCCTTAAGGAGTTATTACCTGGCTTAAATGCATTATTTGGGCTTGAGTATGCTAAGTATGAAGATGAGCATGCAGAAATTTACGAGACAGAAAATTCAGAGCGTAGCTTTGAAGAAGAAGTCAAGTTGTCAGGCTTTGGGGCAGCCCCAGTAAAGCCTGAAGGCAGTGCCATCAGTTTTGACCAAGGTCAAGAATCATTCACAGCAAGATATAACCATGAAACTGTTGCTATGGGCTTTTCAATAACAGAAGAGGCAATGGAAGATAATCTTTATGATTCATTGTCTGCTCGTTATACAAAAGCATTAGCAAGAGCTATGGCTTATACGAAACAAACAAAGGCTGCAAGTTTATTAAACAATGGTTTTGATACTTTTAACAGTGGTGATGGTGTTACATTATTTAGCACAGCACATCCAACTGTGGCAGGTGGAAATCAAAAAAATAGACTTACAACCAATGCTGACTTGAATGAAACTTCATTAGAGCAAATGGTAATTGATATTGCCGCTTTCGTTGACGAAAGAGGATTGTTGATTGCTGCAAGACCTAGGAAGTTAATCGTTCCACCAGCATTAATGTTTGTCGCAACAAGGTTATTACAGACAGAGCAGAGAACTGCAACTGCCGATAATGACATCAATGCGTTAAGAAGCAATGGTTCAATTCCTGAAGGATTTACCATAAATCACTATCTGACTGATACTGATGCTTTCTTCTTAACAACTGATGTTCCTAACGGCATGAAGATGTTTGTAAGAACACCTATGGCAACATCTATGGATGGAGACTTTGACACAGGCAATGTTAGATACAAAGCTCGTGAAAGATATTCATTTGGTGTATCAGACCCATTAGGAATGTTTGGCTCACCTGGAGCATAAATAAATTTACTAAGGGCGGTTACAAACCGCCCTTTTTAATATATACTAAAATTACCTTGACGAAGAATTAACTTCGACATTTGCCAAGACAAGGAGATTTATATGGCTAATACAACTTTTTCGGGTCCAGTCCGATCTAAGGGTGGATTCAATGTAATAAACGAAAATAGTACTA